AGAGGAAAACGGATGGGGTGATTGTGGCGAGGCAACTGGCAAAATTCGTGCAAACCAACTCGCATCAGGTGCTGCCATAAGCCGTGAAACGATTGCCCGGATGGCATCCTTTGAACGCCACAGACAGAACAGCCAAAAAGAACTTGGCGACGGATGCGGTCGGCTGATGTGGTTGGCGTGGGGTGGTGACGAGGGCATCGCTTGGGCCCAAAGAAAACTTCAGCAAATCGACATGAAACAAGCGTATTCAGTGCAGGATGAGGAAAAGCGTATCGTGACTGGCCCTGCAATGTTGGCTGATTTACCCATTTACCGCTATGATGAAGTTCGTGGTGAGTATTATGTCACCTTTGATGCACCCACAATCTGGACTATTGCAAAGAAATTTGTCCGAAAAAACTTCTATAAGGCGGTAAATACCGACCACGAAACCCCAGTTGACGGTGGTGTGCATATGATTGAGTCATATTTCATCGATCGTGAACGTGGTGTTATGCCACCCAAAGGATATGAGGATGCCAAAGACGGCAGTTGGTTCCTGACCTATCTTGTGGACAATGATGAATTGTGGGCCAAAGTTAAGGCAGGCGAATGGAAAGGCTTTTCCGTTGAGGGTTTTTTTGACATGGAAGAGCAGGATGAGGTAGTAACCCTGATGCGTGAAATAGCGCAGATGCTGAAAAATTTTGCATAGGTTTTTGGCTTCCTACCTTTTATGGTATGGATTTCAAAACAGAACTTTCAGAAATGAAGAGCGGACTTGCTGCTTTTATGGCAGAAGTTAAGCAGCGTTTCAATGAAGTTCCTGCCCCTGTTGAAGCTGCGTTTGGTGAGTTGACTTTGGTTGACGGCACTATCGTAGTGTTTGACGGAAAGACGGAGTTGTTGAACTTATCGAACAGAAAACCGCACCCGTTGAAGAGGTTGAAGTGGAAAACCAATTTGCATCGCTGGAACAATTTGACGCTCTGCGTGCCGCCAATGAAGAGATGGCAAAGAAAATTGCCACCCTTGAAACTGCCCTTATTAATGTGTTGGGCAAAGTTGAAGAGACTTTCTCTGTATTTGAGAAGTTCGCAGCAACTACACCTGAGCCGACTAAAAAGCCAATCGGTGCAGTAAAACAAAACAGACAGGACAACTTCAATGGCTTTTTGTCCGCAATCAAAAAAATCAAATAATTAAATAATCATGGCATTTGACGTAACTGGTTTATCGAATTACACCAAAGAGGAGAGCTTACAGCTCCTGACCAAAGCTATGTTCAACGCAAAAACCGCTTCTCTTTTGAACGGTGCTGGACAAGTTCTCCCCGGTATCAAGAGCGCAGAAATTCTGCCTCTACTTTCATCCGATGTTTATCTGCAAAGCGACAGTTGCAGCTACCAGACATCTGGCAACACAACCCTTTCTAAGCGTACGCTGACCGTAGGCAAGTGCAAAGTACAAGAAACTCTTTGCCCCAAAGACCTCGAAACTAAGTACACACAGAAAGCCCTTAACGCTGGCGAAGCAATCGACATGGGTGTTTTCACCGAGCAGATTGGTTCTGAGAAAGCTGCAAAAATTGCCGAAGCTATCGAAACTGCTATCTGGCAGGGTGATACAACTGGTTGCGCTGGAAACAACGGTTATTGGGATGGTTTCCTTACTATTCTTGGCGACCTCGGATTTGGCGGTGCTGGTGAACCTATCAAGGGTAACGTAGGTGATGCTTACACGTCAATCACTGCTTCAAACATTGATGACATCATCGGAACAATCTATGGTGTTATTCCTGCTGCTCTGCTGGGTAAAGCTGACTTGTTCATCGGTATGGGTGTTGATACTTTCCGCAAATACCGTCAATGGCTCGTAGGTGCTAACCTGTACCACTACCCTGCTAACGAAGTAGCTGAAATGGAAATCATCGACCCTGTGACTGGCATCAAAATTTACGGTCTGCACGGTATGAACGGTACTGATAAAATCGTTGCTGGTCTGTGGTCTAACTTCTGGTTAGGTACTGACATGATGAACGAAGAGGAAAGCTATGAGTTTATCTTCAATCCTTTTGAGCGTCGTGTACAATTCCACGCTGCATTCAAATATGGCGTTCAGATTGCTTACCCTGAGCAGGTTGTTTATTTCTCACTGTAACCATTAAGTAAGTTACCGAACAGTAAGTTTAACCCGGGGGGTGGGGATACAACCTCACCCCCTTTAATTTAAAAAAATATGGCTTGTGTATTAACCACCGGATTTACCCTCGATTGCAAAACCGCATCCGCAGGTATAAAGACCATTTGGCTCGTTGAATTTGATGCCAAATCTACATTAACAAAATCAAGCGGAGAAGTATCCGCTCACACCTTGTCAGGTGGCAAATCTTATTTCAAGTACGAACTTGAAAAAGAAACTGCCAGCATGACTTGGCGTACTATCCCATCCACCGAGAACGGCACTGTATTTTACGAAGCCGACCTCGTTGCCCGTCTGCACAAAGTAACTACCGCACAGCGTAACGAAATTAAACTGTTGGCTCAAAACCGTATGCTCGCTATTGCTCTTGATGCAAGTGGCGACTACTGGCTGCTGGGTGCTGATTATGGTGTTCAGTTGCAGCAAAGCGAAAGCAATTTTGGTCAGGCGTTTGGAGATTTCAAAGGTCACGTTTTAAATTTCTTGCACAAAGAAACTGATTTGCCTTTGAAAGTTCAATCCGCTGTTGTAACTTCGCTGGGTCTTGGTTCTTAAATGATTTGAGTGTTTCATGCAAAAGGGGCTGCCATTTGGTGGCCCTTTTTGTTTAACATCAAAACAACCTACTTTTATGGGTTGGATGTTATACATCACAAAAGGCGGAACACCAGAGTTGATAATCACCGGAAAGGAAAAGGTGACAGTATCACCGTTGTATTACCTTTTAGTTTTCGAGAGTGAAATGTCGCAAGAACGCAAGGCATTTATCGTGTCCGACAGCAGCACATCACCAAACAGATATCAGTTATTTTCATTTATAGAGGGAAGCAGCACCGCCAAAACATTGGCCGTAGGAACGCATTATTGGTCTTTATATGCACAAACAAGCCCAACCAATACTAATTATTTGCTGGCAAATGAAGAAATCGACAGAGGCCTTGCATATGTCAGCACCAGCCACACCCCATTCAATGACCACGAAGTAAACACAACGATTAAACAGCATAACGTAGGATGAGTTTTGAACTTTTAAGAATAAATTTTGCCGAAAGCAAACTGCCTATATTCAAAGAGAATAAGAATAAAGGCATTATGTTTTACGGGGAGAGCAATGATTTTCCACAGCATCTGCTTGAATTTTATAACCGCAGCCCAAAACACGGTGCTATTGTTCGCCAAAAGGCGCGTTTTGTGGCAGGGGAAGAGACGGTTGTGGACGGCAACCCCAATGCTTCAAAAATAATCGACTACGTGAACCCTTACGAGGGTGTGCAGGAGTTTAAAAACAAACTGGCTCTGGATTATGAATTGTTTAATGGCTTTGCTTACGAGGTCCACTACAACAAATTGGGCCAATTAGCAGCACTTTATCACGTTGATTTTAGCAAAGTTCGGACATTAGACCACGAGTTGTACATGTACGCAGAGGATTGGAAAAAGGCGAAGCATGAGGACATGAAGCATTACCGCCCATTCAACCCCCAAAAGGCACAGCCGATGGAGGTTCAACTGTTTTATTTCCGCGAATACGCACCGGGATTGGGTGTTTATCCTCTGCCACCTTATCAGCACTGTTTGCAGTACATTGAAATTGATGTTGAGATAGCTAATTTTCACAACAACAACATACGCAACGGGTTTTCAAATGGAACGCTGGTGCAGCTTTTTAAGGGTCAACCATCGCAGGAGATTGCATACGAATTTGAACGTAAGTTCAAAGCCAAAACAACAGGCACCGATAATGCTGGTGGTGTGCTGATTCAGTTCAACGAAATGAACGAAAAGGAAGCCACCATCAACCACCTGCAACCGAGTGAAATGGACAAGCAATTTTTGCAGCTTAACGAAACGGTGCAGGATGAGATTTTTGTGGGTCACAACTTCCCTAAAATCCTGCTCGGTTACGCAACCGAGGGTGCGCTTGGACAACGGAACGAAATGATACAGGCGTATGAGTTGTTGCATAAAAGTTACATCAACCGCAGGCAAAACAAAATTGAAACGTGCCTTGAAAATACGCTTGAAACGGTTTATCCGGGTATCATAATCACAACCAAAGACAGCGAGTTTTTAGCCATTGATTATGTGGCCTTGTATGGTGCAGGAATTGCAACCGTAGATGAGGCGCGTGAACAACTGGGATTGGGTGAAACAGAACAGAAAGTTATTGACGCTGCACAGAAAACAATTGACAACATCAACAGCCTTTCGCCATTGGTTGCAAATAACGTACTTGCCAACATGACCGTCAATGAAAAACGTGCATTGGCAGGATTGCCACCTATTGAGGGCGGTGATGCACTGGCATCTACACCAAGCACCGCACCTGAACCAACCACATTTACAGCCGTAAAAATGAAATGCGAGTGCGAAATGTGGAAAGACAGCGACATCGAAGTATTTTCAAAGTTCGGTATGAGTGCTGATGAGTTTGAAGATGTGCCGATGCTGTTTGCATTGGACACAAAAGAGAAAAAAGTATTGGCAGTGGTAACGGCTGATGAAAAGGCAACCGTAAAAAACATTGCTGATGCGGTAAAAATTGAGGAACCCGAAGTAATTGAGATACTGAAAAAACTGCAATCCGATGGCAAACTCAACTGGACAAACAATGCCATCAAAATCACCGATATTGGCAGGGCTGACATTCAGGATGAGGGATTGCCTAAAATCGAGGTGCGTTATAAATATGATTTAAGCCCAGATGCACCGCCTTTGGTACCCGGTGGAAAGAGCAGAGAGTTTTGTATTAAAATGATGGAAACAAACAAGCTCTATACCCGTGATGAAATCGACCAAATCAGCGCGATTGTAGGATATAACGCATGGCTTCGCAGAGGTGGTTGGTATACCGTTCCAAATAGTGAACCACCGTTACACATTCCGCATTGCAGACACGAATGGGTACAGCGTGTAGTAAGGAGGAAAAACTAATGGCAACATTTGCATATTTTATATCGGAGCAAGACGTCAAAAAAAACACTCCAATTGACGAAAACGTGGACAGCAAGCTGCTCCAAACAGCGATGCGCACCGCACAGGACATTTATATCCGTGATATTTTGGGCAGCACCCTTTATGACAAGTTGTGTGACGACATTAACGGGGCTGGATTGGGTGGCGATTACCTGACACTTGTCAACAAATATATCGCACCTTGCCTTTATCACTACGTTGTAACTGATAGTATGCTGCCAATGACGTTCAAAATGATGAACAAATCGGTTGCAACACGGGGTGCAGAGAACGCAAATGCCATTGATGTTGACCAATTACGCATGATTGAGCAGAGGTATCAGCAAAAGGCCGAGTATTATGGGGAGAGATTGCGCCTTTATCTGTGCGAAAACATGGAACTATTCCCAGAATATAAGACACCTGCAAGCGGATTGGATGTAATCAACCCACAAGACCAAGCCATTTTTGGCGGTTTTATGCTTGGAGAAGATGAAGAATATAAATTCCTACGTGGATTTTTCCGATGAATAAAGTAAGAATAAAAAACGAAAACAAATTAAAGCAGTATCTCAGTGGTCACGATAAACCAACTATTAGCAGCACTAACCAGAGCGGGCCAAAATCACAAACAGATAAAGGCAACAATCGTTAATGTTGAGCC